CGTACAAGGGTAGGCGCTCACTTAGTTAAGAATCCATACCTATCAAAAGTACTTGAAGACCACAGTGACAGCCCTGAATGGATTGAAGCTCAGTGGAAATCAATAATACTACATGAAGGTAGTGTACAACACTTAGAATGGATGGATGAATGGTTTAAACAAATATTTAAAACAGCTTTCGAGCTTGACCAGCGGTGGGTTATAGACCATGCAGCAACACGACAGCCCTTTATCTGTCAAGGACAGTCTGTAAATTTATTCTTTCCTGCTGGAACCGACAAAGCGTACGTAAACGAGGTGCATATTCGTGCATTTAACAAGAAATTAAAGGGACTTTACTATCTTCGAACAAGTGCAGGTGCTAAGGCTGACACAGTAAGCTTCAAGCCTACCCGTGTAGCACTAAAAGACTACGCAGTTGAAGAAGATGAGTGCCTATCATGCCAAGGATAATTAATAAATGAGCTTACTAACTGCATCACCAGCCTTTAAACCCTTCAACTACACCAGTTTTGTCACACAATCAATCGAACATGACAAATTACATTGGGGTGAATGGGAGTGTGATCTTAATGAGGACGTAGTACAGTGGAAATCTGGTAAGATTTCTGTGTCAGAGAAGAACTTTATCACCCAAATCCTGCGATTATTCACACAATCTGATGTGATAGTAGGTGGTAGTTACGTAGATGTGTTCCTACCCCGTATTAAAAACAATGAAGCACGTATGATGATGCTATCTTTTGCACAAAGAGAGACAATTCACATGAGATCTTATGCGTTACTCAATGACACCTTAGGTTTTCCTGAGGCAGAGTACACAGCATTCCTAGAATACGAAGCTATGGCAGACAAACTTGAATTTATGCAAACATTTGACCCAGATACTAAGCAAGGTTTAGCTAAAGCACTGGCACAAACTGTGTGTAACGAAGGTATGTCACTGTTTTCTGCATTTGTAATGCTGTTAAACTTCCAAAGGTATGGTAAGCTCAAAGGAATGTGCGAGATTGTTGAGTGGTCTATTCGTGATGAGACAATGCATGTCGCAGGTATGACTGAATTGTTCCGAACATTTACACATGAGAACCCGGAGGTTGTTAATGATGAGTTTAAACTATCTATTTACGAAATGTACAGGACTGCTGTCCACCTTGAAGACAAAGTTATTGACCTTGCGTTTGAAATGGGACCTATGGAGGGCCTTACGTCAGAAGAAGTCAAGTGTTATATCCGATATATCGCAGATCGAAGACTAACTAACTTAGGACTCAAACCTAACTGGGATATCCAAGAGAATCCATTACCTTGGTTAGATTGGGTGCTTAATGGAGACAGTTTCAAGAACTTCTTTGAAGGTCGTGTCACTGACTACAGCGCAGATGGAATGTCTGGCTCCTCTTGGGGCTGGTAGAATAACTAATTGACCTAAGCAAGGTCACTGTAAACTGCTTAACAGTCTGGGAGGACTGACTATGACTACTAAACTAATTTGGGATCTAGAAACTAACGGACTTATCCCTGAAGTAAACAAGATATGGTGTCTTGTAATGCAAGATATCACCACAAAAGACATCTTCTCTTACTCAGATTACGATGACAACCTTCCTTCACTAGAAGAAGGTCTCCAGAAGCTCTCAGAAGCTGACCTAATAGCAGGTCACAACATAATTGGATATGACCTACCAGTTCTTAAAAGACTCCTAGGATGGGAACCTAGGCCCTCTCAGACTGTATGGGATACACTGCTAATGTCACAGCTATGTATGTTCCAACGCACACACAGGCATGGCCTTGCAGGTTGGGGTGAGTTCTTCAAGTATCCAAAAGGAGACTACAATGATTGGACTAACTACAACCAAGAGATGCTAACCTATTGTATACAAGACGTTACATTAAACACTAAAGTATACGAAAGACTATCAAGAGAAGCGTCAATACAAATCAAAGCACGTCCACAGTTTAAGCAAGCCTTGAACCTAGAGCATGATTTCGCAATAGTTAATGCTGAGATCACAGCTAAAGGTTGGTTGTTTAATATGCCTAAAGCTAAAGAACTTAAGGAAAATCTTACATGGAAATTACATGCCATTGAGGATGAGCTTGAGCCACAGCTAGGTAGTGTATGTATGCTCAAGGGTAGTAAGGAAGTAGATAAGATTGTTAAGAAGAATGGTGACTACTACAAACTCATAACCGATTGGTATGATTTAGATGTAAACACTAAGGCTTCTGATAGTTTTATCACAGGACCTTTCTCTCGTATAGAGTTCAGTGAAGTACGACTAGGTCAGCTTGCAGAGGTAAAGAAGTACCTCTCTGACATTGGTTGGAAGCCTGATGATTGGACCTTTAAGAAGGTAGCAGGTAAGTGGATAAAGATGTCACCAAAGCTAACAGACAGCTCCCTAGAACCCCTAGGTATCGTTGGCAGTATGATCAGTGACTACTACATGCTACGTCAAAGGTTATCTATGGTTGATAACTGGATAGAGATGGTAGCTAAGTGGGGTGATGGTAGACTGCATGGTGATATGTTTACCATAGGTACACCTTCATTTCGTTGTCGTCATCGTGGCATCGTTAACATACCCGGAGTACACTCACAGTACGGTAAAGACCTAAGAGCTTTACTTACATGTGAGCGTGGTCATAGGTTAGTGGGTGCTGACTCTGCTGGTAATCAGTTCAGAGGTCTAGCACACTACATGGGTGATGATGACTTCACAGCATCTGTAGTTGTGGGTAAAGAATCTGACGGTACTGATGCTCACTCACGAAATGCTGCTATACTTGGCATCTCAAGGACAAAAGCTAAGAGCTTTATATATGCTTACTTATTTGGTGCAGGTGTTGCTAAGCTTGGTGAAGTTATCACTGGACTTAAATCACCCAAGGCTGGTAAGGAAGCAGATGCTAAGTTCAAAGCAGCGTTCCCTAAGCTTAAAGACCTAAAGGACTCCTTAATATCTGAGTATAATCACAACAAGATGAAGACCGGGATTGGCTTTATCATAGGCGCTGATGGTAGGCGAGTTGTTGTAAGCTCAGAACACCAACTACTCAACTACTTACTTCAAACACTAGAAGGTATCACATGCAAGTCTGCATTAGTGTACCAGTACAAGAAGATTAAAGAGTTAGGTATCGAAGGTACATACCCTATCTTGTTCTATCATGACGAGACTGCATGGGTTACGCCTACTAAACATTCTAAAACTGTATTAGATATATCTGTAGCTGGATTCCGTGAGGGACCTAAGTCTGTAGGTGTTACCTGTATGGATGGAGATGGGAAGATCGGTATTAATTATGCAGAAATCCATTAATAGAAAAAGAACCTGCAAAGATTGTAGTGAAACATTAGTTGTTGGTTTTAATTGGACTGAAAATATGTCCATTAAATACAATTATATATGTAGACAATGTAATGTAATGCGTACCTTAGCTCGAAGAAATAATGACCAATCATACCGAGTGACTACAAGACTAGCTAATAAGATGTGGAAACGAAGAAACAGAGGTGCTTGTAATGCCACTAACAAATTAAGGAACTCAAATAAAATACAAAGAACGCCTAGCTGGGCTGACTTAGAAGCTATAAAAGAAATCTACAAAGAAGCGGCAAGGCTCAACAATATTCATGGGCCTGGAGCTTACCATGTAGACCACATAATCCCCTTACAAGGTAAAAATGTATCGGGGTTTCATGTAGAGTATAACTTACAGATCCTAAAAGCATCTGACAATTTACTAAAGAGTAATAAGTATGTTCAATAATAACGATGCAGTATACGAAATGTTTAACAAAAGCTGTATGACAGAAGAGATGGAGTTCGACAAGTGTTTTATAGACGCTGACTCAATCATATTCCGTATAGCAGTTACAACAGATTCAATCACACAAGCAAAGAGTTACTTTGACAAAGCACTTGATGCAGTCATGCGTGACACAGGTAGTATCAAAGGTTATGTTGCTGTAAAAGGTAAGGGTAACTTCAGGTACGGTATCTCTGAAGACTACAAAGGTAACCGAAGTAAGACAGAGATAGATCCTAAGGTAGTCGAAAGACGTAACGCAGTTACAGAGTACGCTTGGGAAACTGGATGCTTTAAGTCTGACAACTGTGAGGCAGATGATATAGTATCTATCTGGGCGCAAGAGGCTTATGAAGCTGGTGAGCATTACGTTATAGCACATATCGACAAGGACATTGACATGGTCCCCGGTTGGCATTACAACTTCAACAAGAAGACACAATACTTTATTGACGCTGACCAAGGTCATTATAAAATGTGTATACAAATGCTAACAGGTGACAGTACAGATAACATTCATGGACTTAAGGGCATAGGCCCTAAGAAAGCCGAGAAGATCTTACAGGGTGTCGCTACTAAAGATATGCTTGAGACTGTAGCTAACGCATGGCGTGACCACAATCCACGTGATTGGAAACCTAAGCTTGAGACCTGCTTTAACTTACTGTACATGCGCAGGAATTGGGATGGGTTTCGTAGGTTAACTATTGAAGAGGTCTTTGCAGATGAGTAGAGCTAGTTGGAAGAAAGTAGGTGATTCGATAGAGATGCACAAGATAAAGATAATCACAGTGCATGAGAAGTCTTGGTTACACTACTACAAGTATGGTGTTGACTCTTGGTACGAGGATTGTGAAGGAGACACTATGCCAGCTGAGTGGGGTTTCTGCCTACATATGCAACCTATATCTGAAGACATGTGTGACCTACTGAAAGCATCTGGTATGCGTGAGGATGATAGTTACAAAGGTGATTTAGATGAGTTTATTAAACTGGTAGAAAGGGATACTAAGTCATGAGCCTTGGACACTGGTCTTATAATGGAGAATCCTTTGAGGTTGACGATTACTTTGGTTTCATATATCTTATAACTGTATCTGTACCTGACGGTAACCCTATAAGATACGTAGGTAAGAAACAGTTCCATTCATATAAGAAAACCAAGAGAGACAAAGAGTCTAACTGGAAGTCGTACACAAGCTCCTCCAAACATATCAATGAACTAAAAGTAAATGGTTCTGAATTGTCTTACGAGATCATTCAATTGTTTGAAACAAGAGGTGGCTTGTCAGCAGCAGAGTGTAAAGTCCAATGGTACTTAGATGTTCTCACAGAGAAATGCCTGTTAGGTGTACCTCTGTATTTAAACAGACAGATAGGTGCAATTAAATTTATTCCAAAAGAAGCAATATCAGATGAAACAAAAACAAGACTTGACGAAATCTACAGAAGCGGAAGATTACTTATTGAAGCCAAAGGAGAAGAAACAACAGAGACTTGATGCTAAGTCCAAAGCAAGTACCAGACGTACTGATACTAAATCCTTAAAAGAAAGTAGGTGGAACTGATGAGTGACTCATTCACTAAACACTACCCATGTAACCATTGCGGATCATCAGATGCAGTAGCACTGTGGTCTAATGGTAGAGGTAAATGCTTTGCATGTAACAAGCCAGCATTCTTAGATCAATATGATGACACAATAGTGTCAAAGTTTAACCCAACTAAACAACGAGAGTACGATATGAGTGGCGATTCACTTCAAGATATACAAAACTATGACAGTGCAGGTGTACGTGAGCGTGGTCTAACTAAGACTGCATGTGACGAGTACGATATGAAAGTATCTTATGACTCTAATGGTACAATAAATGCACACTACTACCCATACACAGTGAAGGGTAAGATAGTTGCGTACAAGAAGCGCACACTCCCTAAGGAGTTCCGTGTTGTAGGTGACCTAAAGAATGCTAAGCTTGAACTGTTTGGTCAGTCTAAGTTCCAGCCCGGTGGTTTCAAGGTGATCATAACTGAGGGTGAGCTAGATGCTATTGCAGTTCAGCAAGCTATGCTCACTAAATACAAGAAGACATACCCAGTAGTTTCTCTACCATCCTCATCTAACATGAAGATACTTGTGGCTAACCGAGATTGGTTACGATCATTTAAGGAAGTCATCTTAATGTTTGATCAAGATGATGCTGGAGATAAAGCAGTAGCAGAAGCAGCTAAAATAATTGGTTGGGATAAGACTAAGGTCGCATCTCTGTCTGCCAATGACCCATGTGATGCACTGGTGGCTAACCCAACTGAGATTATAAGTGCTGTGTTCAGTGCACGAAGCTACACACCAGCAGCTATTGTACGTGGTGAAGCTATCTGGGAAGCATACGTAGAACGTAAATCTGTGGAGTCTGTGCCGTACCCTAAGTGTCTTGAAGGTCTTAATGCAAAGCTAGATGGTATGCGTAAGGGTGAGATTGTATTGTTCACATCTGGCACAGGGTCAGGTAAATCAACAATGATTAAAGAAATTATACTAGAACTGGAGGATAATACAGATGAAAGCATTGGCCTTGTATCTCTTGAAGAAAGCATTGGAGATTCTGCGGAGAAGTTTATCAAGATGTTTACACCTTCAGACCCAACTGTTGAGCAAGAACGTGCTGCATTTGAAAGAGTATTTGGTAATGAAAGGCTCATCCTGCTCGACCACAACGGAGCTGTGTCTGATTCTAGTCTCATTGATCAAATTGAAAACCTATGCTTGCTTGGGTGCCAGTATATCATCCTTGATCATATCACCATTGCAGTTTCTGAAGGAGCTGACGGAAAGACAGGTAACGAAGCTATAGACTCCGTCATGTCTGACCTACTTAAGATAGTCAAGAAACATAACGTATGGCTAGGTCTTATCAGTCACCTCAGGAAATCACAAGGTAAATCTTTTGAAGAAGGACACCTGTCATCTATTGATGATATCAAGGGTTCAGGTTCGATTAAACAGATTAGCTTTGATATAATTACATTCTCTCGTAACTTAGTGGCAGAAGATGAAGATGAAAGAAACACAATTAAACTCCGAGTACTTAAGTCACGATTCACAGGACGAACTGGAGACTGCGGATCAGCATACTATGATACCAGAACTAACAGACTCAAAGGACAAGAGGACTTCCTCGAGTACACTGGGTGATCAAGAGAAGTCTACTGCTGGTGTAGAACGTATAACATCATACATAAAAGAAAGATGTGAGGGTAATACCTTCCGTGGGAGGCCCCCAGAAGGGGCCAGATTAATCTCTTCAATGATACCCTACGGATATACCTACGAGAAGCTAACTGTAAGGGCCGTAGCAGGTGCTGTGGCAGCTTATCAAAAGTCCAGAAGGTCATCGGCTAACCCCTTCAAACTAACCGTCACATCGTCTGTGATAGGCTTACAGGTGCTATCTTCTTTAGGGGTACTCAACACTAACCATCAAGAGATTTTAGCAGTGGGTGACTTATACCTAGAAGCTTTTCTACAACTAGGTTATATACATATCGAAAGGGAGTACAAAGGGTTCCGAGCACCTTACATTATCAAGTTGCTAAGTACATGGGCAGAGCTTGGAGACCTACCCCCTGAGTACATAAAGAGTACACTTATAGGTACGTCCTTTACACCACCAAAAGACATTATGTCCTTGCGTAATGAGTTTACCAAGAGGCCTTACATAAAACGTATGAGTTCAGAGGAGGACTTTAAGCAGCTTATAGGAGCACCTTTTATTACTGCCCTTAACAAGCTGCAACAAACACCGTGGAGGCTTAACAGTACAGTGGCTAAAGCCTTAGAGACTAACCTAGGTCTGTTCATAGATCTTGAAGATCAGTCTATAAAAGCTAAGTCAAAAGCTATAGAGATGAAGTTTGTTATATCTAAGGTACATGCCATAGGTCTACGTGACTTCTATCAAATGGTCGAGTGTGATTATCGTGGGCGTGTTTACTACACTGAACCATTCTTAAACTTCCAAGGGTCTGATGTATCCAAGGGATTGTTTGAGTTTGCCTATGCAAAAGCTATGGATACTGAAGGTTACAGGTGGCTGTGCATACACACAGCTTGTTCTTACAATCAATCATATGAATTAGAGGAACTACCAGAATGGATAACAGCGGATTACAGAACCTATCTTCAAGACGAAGGATTATCCACAATATCAGTAGACAAGATGACGCTAAAGGACAGGGAGTTGTGGACGTTAAACAACCTGACTTGGATAAACCTCTTAGCGGATGGACAAAGCTTCAGGACAGAGGCAGAAAAACCAGTTAGCTTTCTTGCTTGTTGCTTAGATGTAGCTGGATATAATCATTCTGTGCTAAACAATAAAGTACACATGAGTCGTACACCTATCCCGGTTGATGGTAGTAACAATGGGTGGCAACACCTAGCGGCTATATCCAAGGACAAGGAAGCTGGTGAGCTAGTATCCTTAGTACCAAGTGAGATACAAAAAGACTTTTATGTACAAGTAGCTAAGCGATTGATAGACAGGATGCCTGAGTGGTTTGCAGAACGTAACATACCAATGAAGGCTATAAGGAAAGGCATAGCAAAGCGTGGCTCTATGACTAGGGCTTACTCTGCTGGTCAGAAAAAGATTGCAGCAAACATGTACTACGACTGTAAGGTTGAAGGTTATGATAAGAAGTACAATATCACAGAAGATGACTGTACCCCTCTGTCAAAACAACTTATACTTGCAATCAACGACACCTGCGTAGGTCCCTTAAAGACCATGAAGTTTATACAGAAGATGACTGATCATATCTTATCAACAGGTGAGACATGTACACGTTGGACAACTCCCTCAGGATTCCCAGTGTTGTACGAAGTGTGGCGTCAGAAGAATATAACTGTACGCAGTACCATACGTGGCCTTGGTCAAATAGGTCACAGCATCAAGATACCTTACATCACTTCCAATGGTGACTTGTTGCCGTGTAGGAGATCGTTTGCGTCTGGATGCTCACCTAACTTTATTCACTCAATGGATGCAGCACACATGGCTAAAGTTATTCAGAGTTTCTCTGGAGACTTCGGAGCTATACATGATTCCTTTTCAACTCATGCATGTGATGTGAATAAATTAATTGACCACACCAAGTGGCAGTTTGCCATGATGTACAATAGCACTAACTTCTTTACTGCCATAGAGCAGATGTTGTTAGAGACCCGAGAGGGTTATGAACTTAAACAACCAGAGTTAGGATCCTTAGATATATCTGAGATCATATCTTCTGATTACTTCTTTTGTTAAAGGATAAATATATGAGTAACGTAACACAATTCCCAGATAAGTATGTAGCTGAAAACGATATGTTAAATGAAGTGGGTGACCTTGTATCTAAGTACAATGGTAAGATAACCAATGTAGCAATGCTAGGTGTATTGCAGTCAACAGCAAACTTTGTTTTCCTCTCTATTGCAGAGCAAGCTATCTCAGAGGATGAGGATGATGTATAAGATATTTGAGGAGATTGAACTTAAAGTTATTGATTGGGGTCACATCAAGGGTATCCTTGGTAACCTTAACACAGATGCTGAGAAGCATGTGCGTATCCAAAAACAATTAAGTAAGTTTGAAGAAGAGTCGGTTGAAATGATTGATGCCATCTCTTCTGGAGATATAAATAAAATACGAGATGAGATGGGCGATGTCCTTGTGACTCTTGTAATTCAATCAAACCTGTGGGGGTTAGGCTTAGCAGAATGCTTAGACGAAGCCTATAATAAAATATCTGTGCGCACTGGTCGTATGGTTGATGGAGTATTTGTAAAAGATGAATAATGAAAAGAAGTCTTACAATATAGTTCCGGGCATTGACGACATGGAGTACGTTGAGATGTACAATCTTGACCCAACCCTTGCTTACACACCCGAAATAAACGAAGCAATCCTTAGTAAAGTTTGGGATGATAACTACGCAGGTGCTCTGTCAGAGGGACTATCTGATGAGGAAGCTAAAGCTTATGCTGAATCAGGTAGGAAAGCTGGTCGACTTACCGTAGCTAATGCTATGTCAAACTAATATAAATAAAATAACCCCCAAGTATACGTAATGTATACCTGAGGGTAATGCCCTTTGGGTTCCTTAACGGAACCTTGAGGGCTTTTTTATTATTATTTATTGTTATCAGTTAAAGTTAAACTCTTTAAGACCATCAACTGCAAACTCATGGATGATTGGTTTAGAACCTAAGGTGTTAAGGATAGTGGTTCGTCCTTTCTTAGCTTCATTACCAATCGCCCTGATACGTGCAATCTTACCCATAGTTCGTGGTGTAAACTTCTGAAAAAGATCAGCGAGTTCTCTGTTAGTTAGCATGTGACTCCTGTCATTTAAAGACCTAAGTTTAGAAGAACTTAACGATGTGTTCTGAGTTCTATTATCAAACAGAGCATCAAGGTCAGTGAGTAACTTATTAAGAGTAGCTAAACTCTTTGAGTCAGAACTTCTGTAGTATACGAGACCACCTTTCTCTTCCTTAACAAGCTCTGCCGCTAGGCCAACAACATACTCAGCATGTTCTCTATCTTCAACAAGACCTTCTGGGTCTTTCGCAGCAAGAGCATTGATCCTAGCCTTACCACGCGCATGTGATTCAGCAGCACCATCAGCAAGAGACTTGATAAGATCGTACTTAAGGTTAACATTAACCCAAGTCTGATTAGATAGCTTAAGGAGTGGTATGAAAGAACCCAAGTCTCCAATGAATGCATCATATATTAATGAAACATAAGGTACTTGAGATCCTGCCTCTCTCTGAAGAGCCTTATACATAGGTCCAGACATAAGCTTAGAAAACACAGAGCCATCATTACTTATGATAGCTTGAGCTAGTATACCCTGCCTCATAGAGAAACCACCTTGTGCTGTACGACCTAAAGCAGTTAGCTTCTTTATTGTCATTGGTAGTTCTGCACGTATAGCTTTCTCGTAAGGCTTACCCTTCTCATCTAACTGAGTAGAGGGGTTGTCTGACTTAGGGTCACCAAACCTTCTACCTGCTTTAACTGGGTCAGAGTATTCCATTTGTATAGTGGATCTAACTTTATCACCAGTATCTTGCATAGCTAAAGAATTACTTGAAGTTGTAGTGCCAGTAGCTTTTACAAAACGAATAGGTTCATTAGATAGCATACCAACCTGAGTCATATCTTTAAGAGCTTCTGCAAAAGCAACAATCTCAGGTGAAAGAGTTTCTGTTAAACCCCTAGAAAGTATCTTATGTAAGATCTTACCTGTACCTGCAGTACCAAAAGAACTAATTAAAGCCGCAGCCCTAAGGTTCTCGTCAGTACTTATTGCGTTCATAACTCCACCCAACATACGCTCAATAGCCTGTCCATAAGCAAAAGTCATAATAGGTGGCTTAAGGAACTCATCTTTATTAAGTATAGCTAACTCAAGTAAGTTTACTATCTCAGTGTGATTAGACTCGTCAATGCCCCATTTACTCATAAGCTCAGGGTTAACAGTTATATCGCTGATAGATTCCCTCATGTTGTTAACCATAAGGTCACGTAGGTTACCCTCAAGCCCTTGGTAATCTGCAATAACTTTTTCAGGATGTTCACGAAGAACACCAACTCGGTACATAACATCTATGATTCCAAGTTGAGCAGACATACTTGCAATACCATTCATGATACCATCAACTTCAATGGGTCTCATCTGTGACATAATAGTTCCATTACTCTTAACCGCATCCATATAATTAGAAAGCTCAATGGCTTCCTCTATTAAATTAACAACCTCATTGGGGTGCTTTGCTGCTTCGGTTAAGAACCTTTTAACATCATCATCTGAACTAAATTTAGGACGTGGTGCGTTGATTGCAGCACCTACACCTTGAACTTCACCGTTTACTATTTCCATTTTAAGAACAGAGTCCACAGGTAAGTCTGTGTTATAACTGTCCATAGTTTCCTTAAGCTTCTTTCCAACTGAAGCTATTGCCATAAGCTTAGGATCAGGTGGGCTTGAGTTGATACGTTCTCTCATGTTAATAAGCATCTTCTCTGGTACAAAAGCACCATCTGTAAAGAAGTGACCTGCCCAAGTTATAAGCATAGCTTGTTCTTTATTAGTATTAGTATTAGGTTTAACCTCGTACTTAGTACCACTTCCAAACAGTTGCCTAGCAAACTTGTTGTTTTGAACATTCATAACCTGAGTGGCATAGCTTATTCTTGATGTTCCTGACTGAAGGAAAGTAGGGAATCCAATAGGAAGACCATAGACCTCGACAACATCTTGAACCATAGCCAAAGCCTTAGTAGCTTCTTGGTTATACCTAGCTTTACGCCAAGCGTTTGTCTGGGCAGTCTTATGGAAATCAAGAAGAACTCTGATCTGATTTTGCTTATCATAGTCAACAGGTCGATTCATCATACGGTCTGATTCTATTTCTTTGGTAAGTGCTTTAGCTTTTAATAACAAGTTCTCAGCAGTGTTGTTGATCTTGTCTGCCATCTTCTGACCAATGCCAAGAGAGTTACCTTGCCATGATTCAACTACAACCCTACCATTTATACCAACTGTTTGACCGTCTACTTGAATCTCAGAGCCACCAACTAAATCATTGCTTAATGTTTGGCTAGCATACTTAAAAGCTTGCAAAGCTATCAATAAACCTGACTTTAAACGATTAGGTGTTATGATATGTTTAACAGCTGATGTGTTTGACATTGCTTCAACTTCAGGTTGCAGTCTTCGCTTCTTGTCAGATGGTAATTTAAAGTTCTTATTAGTGTCTGATTTATCTTTTTGATAAGCTGGGAATGACTTAGGGTCATTGATGATCTGAGTTCTAATGCGTACATCAGGCTCTATAGCATCTTTCCTAGCGTTCTCAATAGCAAGAACACCAGTAGGTGTAAGTACATAATCATAACGAGTGTTACCATTAGTACCAACATCTATTAACTTAGTGTTAGCAGGGTTACCTAGGTTGTACTGCTGCTTAACCCAAAGACCTAACTGTTCATAAGCTTCTTTAGTTAATTGATTAGCAGGGTCAAGATGTTTATCAGGGATAATATCCTTACCACCTTGAGCCACCTGCTGATACATCATTAACTGTTCATGATACATATTTCCAAGCTTACCAACAGATATGTCAGACTCTGTATCTTGAGAACTTAATCCAGTTAGTTGATTGATTTCATCATCAGTAAAATTATCAATCATCTCAGGAGATATAATATTTCTCTCTTGCATATGACGCATGTACTCATGCTCCATAACAACAAACCCTAAGACTTGTGCATCAGATGTAACCTCAAACATACGAACATCATCTGGACTAGTCTCTTGTATCATTCCAAGATGAGAGAAAAGATTAGCTGCAGTCAATGGCCTAGTCCTTGCGGCATCAACCATCTTCTCTTTAGGTGCATCAGGATCTTCAGCTACCCTCACAGAAGGTGCTTTAAAGTTCATCATGTTTTGTGCAACATAATTCCTTTTCTCAGCTGAACCTTCCAAACCTGTATCCACTGGTATCTTAACTGAATCAGTTTTACTAAGGTTAGTAAGAGCATGGATTAACCTAGGCTTGTTAGCCTCACCTACGATACCAGCAATACTACTCTTGTCCCAATTAGATAAGACTTCTGTGTCAGCTAACTGCTGAATAGAACTAGACCTAGCTCTTTGTTGTTGCTGTAACTCAAGTGCAGCTATCTGTTCTGGGTTATTAACAGGAAGCATTTCTTGCTTCCCATCATTAACTCCAACAGGTGCAGCAGGTAGAACCGCATTATCGTACTGACCTTCTTCCGTTGGAAACACACTATCTTGGGTTAAACCTACTTGAATTTTATCTGCGATGGCATCTTGTATGCCATTAGAATCCATAGCCCTAGATGCTTCAAGACGTTTTACTTGCCCTGCATTACCTGCATTAAACTTAGCCATTAGCTAGACCTCCTAGTACTTCTTGTATATTATTAATCATCAGTATTCCAGTTTATCATTCTGTTTTTGTAAGGAGCAAAGATAGGTATACTTCCGTATAAGTTTCTTTTGAATTGCGCATCATCTGATGTTATCAGACCTTCAATAATACCATAAGTACGCTCAACTGTACCAGCAGCAGGGGCTTCACCTGCAACATGATCCCACACATACTCTGAAGCACCATAAGAACTTTCAGGATACAAGGGAAACAGGAAGTCACTCCCGATCACACGCTCCATAGTTCCTAGTAATCCGCTTGAGTATATAGCTCGTTGTATTTTCTGTGGGTCTGAAAGGTACGGTGAAGATTCTCCATACTTAAGTTCATCTTTGATTCCTTGAGATGCAAATGCAAGAAGAAGCATAGTGCTAGCTGATGCAAAGGTTCCGTAAGTTAATCCCTTAGAACTTGGACCTCCTCGCTTAACTTGATCCCACATCATCGGTATCTGGTTAGCTTGGAACGTTGAAGTAAAACCATTAAACTGTGTTAACATTGCAAAGTGTGGGTCACTGTAGATCAGTGGCCTGTTCAATGCGTTAGGCATAGGTATAGCTTGGTTAACAAAGTTAGCAGCTCCATTAAGAAACACATCTTTGTAGATAGCTGCTTCAGTATCAGTGAGTGTTTCACCACGCTTCATCTTATGTGATAAAGGTTGTAAAGAACTGAGGGGTATCCCTAAGTCTCTCAACATTTTCTTAGCTTCAGCAACACCAACTGTGTCAGTCTGACCTTCATACCTATCAATAAGATCTATCTTACCTATAAGAAAATCATTAAAGAGTGATAGACGCATCATACGATGCATGTCTTGTTGGTCGTGTAAGAAGTTAGCTTTGAAGAAAGCGTCAGCCATCCCCTTAGTTAACTGGTTAGTTTCTTGAACACCTGTAGTTGTAGCTGCACCAGTTTCCTGAGACATAAATCCAGTACTACGTAGCATTTGTTTCATATCTGTGTAGTACACAAACCTAGGGTCAGTGTCACCCTTAGAACGATACTCTGCTAGTTTCTTTTCAATAATAGTTTCAAGAGTATCACGGGGCTTTGCAACCCTAGCTACAACACCCAAGTTTCTAATCCAAGAGCCAACAGCATTACCAAATAGATAACCGTAAGTAGCTGTGTTCTTAACCATAACTTCCCGAGGAACACCGTTAAAGATCATACCAACTTCTGGTATAGAAGAGAAAGCAGCATTAGATAAAGACTGAAGCATAGTTACAACTGTTAAGTATTTCTGAGCTTGCTTTAAGTTTTGATTCTCTATCCTTTTGTAGTTACCTGATTCAGCATTCAAAGCATTACGAATATCATGTGCAAGTTCTGAAGTGTGTTTAACTGCAGCTTGCTCACCCTTAGCTTCACGAATCTCCATGTAGGTATCATTAAGCATACGATTAAGGTACACCGAATCCTTACCTAAAAACTTACGATGAGCCTGAAATCTTGCAGCACTTCGTGAAGCATCACCCATGTTTTTAAATATGTTCTGCTCTAAGAACTTAGCAAACTCAGGTCGATCAGAGATGTTCATTTTACGTTGCTTGTTATAAGAAGGATTAAGTCCATGCTTAGTTACATCAAACGCATCACCAATAGTATTAACTGTTTCATCGTTTATAATGGAGTCAGTTAAATCCATAGCAGTGTTATAGTCAAGCTGATAAGAAGACATTAAGGTGTTTATAAACTCAACCTTATGGTTAGCAATATACTCTGTCAATAGATTCTTATGTCTGTATGACCAATCCTGAAGAACCTCTATTGGATCTTGATTGTTAGAGACTGTGTTACCATCTTCAATAGCAATGTTGTTATCCCTAAGCATTGCATTAGATCTTGTTAAAAGTTCCTTGTCGTACTTAAGTATCGCTTGCTTGTTGGACACAAGCTCGTCTGAAGCTTTACTCCAATTAACAGGTTTTCCAGATTCTCTTGCAGGTTTAAGAAGTTCTTCATTGTATTTATACATTAACTTACTTACAAAGTCAGACCGACTAGCAGAGCTTAAACCCCTAGGAGTTTTAAAGGATGCTTCAATTTCTTCCTGAGGAGAAAGCATACTGTCGTACTCAGCTACTTTAAGTTGTTGAGACATTACCATGTTCCTTCCGGGAAACACACGGTTCCTGTAAGAACCAATCATGTCTACCATTTTAACAGCAGTAGTGGATACACCATCAAGTTTCTGAATAGCATTATCCATTGTCCCACGTAAAGCAACCTTAGGGTTCTTTGCAAAAGATTTAATCCAAGCAAGACTAGTGTTAGGCCTGTCATGCATCTCAGCCCAATCGTCCACACTTCGTGGGTTAGACAAGTCCTGATCAGAGTTCCAAGATTTACCTAACTCTTGAGCCTCAGCTTTATCAAACCTTTGGTTTTCCATTCCTTCTTGAAACACTTTCTCTTCCGCAGAGTTAGTGGCTGTGATGGAATCAACTGTTTGAATATACCCCCTTGAATCTTCTTGTTGTTTAACTATATTACTATGTACTTGATTGTCAAATCTATTATCAACATCACTATCAATGTCAGCAGCAGCATGCCAATCAGCAACTTGGAAAGCAGTGCCCGGAGCTGTGAATCCAGCACCCATAATACCACCTGCTACAACAGCATTGATCATACGATTTTCTATTTCATCGTAGTTCCATTGTTTCTCAGAGCCAATGACAGCAGCAGTGTACTCTGTGAGTTCTTGCATTGCTTCTGTCACACCCTCTTGTGCAGTTCCCCTTGATAGTCGCTTAACACTTTCCCTAAACAAGTGACCTTTCTGTATTTGATTAGCTGCAAACTCTTTAGCGTTACCAATCTCTGAGAGCAACTCTCGTTTACTCATAGACAGTAAGAGGTTTGATGCTTCTTCCGTAGAAATACCTTTAACTCTAGCAATATGACCGATCGCTTCCTTACGACCTTCGTTGGTAAGCATCATCTTAGGACTGACAAGACCCTTAAGTCCTAGTCTGTCTAAGAAAGTCATAGCAGTTCCAGCTACAATAGCAACACCAAGATTCTTGTCAGCTATGTCACCTTCCATAGTATCTAATACCATACCTGTGTAAACAGAAATAGGTAGTGCAGCAGAAGCACCAGCAGTTACAGGCATAGCAGCCATACCAACTAAGGTTGCACCCATGAATGGTAGAGATGAACCAAGCATACCCCTGAGTCCAGAAGATACTTCATCAAACTCAGTCCAATCCATTTGAGTTACATTCATGTTTAGAAGTGGTTGAGCATTTATATACTTCTGATTCTTAATTGCGTCTGCTGCAAAGGATGCCTCAGTCTCTTCAGCACCTATACGATCACTAAGAGCTTGACCAAAAGTATTTAAACCTTTATACAAGTTAGCAAATCCAATGTCAAAGCCAGTACCAAAAGGAGTTCTAGACTTACCTTCGTAATCTGCACCAGCGTTAACAGTTTTAATGCCCATGTAGAAGTTAGGGTTACGTGCGTACTCAGCAGCGTCAAAGGCCATTAGCTTCTGAACTGCCATACCACCATAGGGGTCTGTCTCAACCTCATAGATAGCTTGTCTGGCTTGCTCAAAAGAAGACAGGTCACTGGCAGTACCTAGAACTTTATCAGAGTTTCTACTCTTCTCAGCAAAAGCACTTGCAAGAACATTACCTACGTCATCTCCACCAGAAAATCTTGATGGAGAAGCTACACCAGATTTTATTAGAGTTTGTACAAAAGACTCACCATCTTCATTATACAAGTCACCAAGATCACGATCATAGTAACCTTTCTCACCTGAATAAACTTCTCTGTTAAAACCATATTCATTTGCAAGACCAGCTATGTAAGCTGCAGCAGAATCTGCACCAATCTCAGACTCTGAGTATGGCTTTTCTTTTATAAACTTAGCAGTTTCTCTGGTGTCAATTCCATCTAGTCTTATTGACTTACCTGTTACTGAATTAAATATAGTATCACCATCAATAAAGGCCCAATCGGACCCTTTAATAGCTAATGAGCTTTCTTGGGGGCCTTGTGTAGCCTCTTTTTCTTGTGTGAGTAAATCACCTAGATCTAAAACAAGACCCTCTCCCATAGTATTCTCCTATTACTTCATCTTAAAAGGTTTATTAAAATCAATATCAAGTGAAAGACTCCTAACTTCAGGGGAATTAAGTCCTAGGTATTGATGTTCATGGTTAATATTACCTGTGTCATTGCTCTGCATCCACTCCATGAATGCGTTAGTTCTGTCACCAGATTGATCTGACCAGTACACACGTGCAGTTGGATCTCGCATTACAGTATCTTGGAACAAACGTCCAAACTCCTGAACAACTCTAGTAGTGGTTATCTTTTCGTTAGCTAAGATTGGATCAGCTCCATTTGCAATAGCAGCTTTAACCCACCAATTCTTTTGAGAGTTTATCTTCTCTTCAAGCATACCCTTAGCATGACCACTAGCGTCAAAACCTTCTTCATATTCGGCAACACCATCGCCACTCCATTTCGTAGCTTTTCCATATACAAAGTTAGCTATATTACCTTCACCTGTTAAGCTACTCTTGAGTTGCATTTCTCGCCACTCACCAACCATGCTTGCAGTCTCTTCGCCATAGTCACCTTTACGTAAACCATCAGCTTGTTTCTCCATTGTAGTCGTTAACATGTTTTGGAACATAGCCGAAAATGCAGCATTGTCATAGTCAACACCTGCTTCTTGCATTTCCCTAGTAACAATTTCAAGCACATCTCTGGCTGCACGTCCGTTACCAAAAGTCTGGTTAAGAGCTGCCAAATCTTTCTCATCATAATCTGGATTATCATTAAGAGTTTTAATAAAGGAATTGGTCTGCTTATTAGTAGAGTCCAAGATACCTTGATTAATCTCATCATAAGTTTTATGAGTGTTTGATTTATAAGTAACAAGTCCAGATGACGCTGGGTTTATAGCAATAGGATTACCGTTCTTATCTTTGTTAAGCCCCTTGTCTGTAACCTGATAGAAAGCCTTACCATCTTTAGATGAGTAACCTGAGATAATCTTCTTTGTAGTTTTATCAAAGAATTGAACAGACTTAGTATGATCTACAGCTGCATCTTCAGCGAGTTTGTTTTGTGCCTTAGTTGTTAAAACATCAGCAGCAGCTTGATCTTCCCAGCTTTTAAGAAGAACTTCACCAGCAGCCATACCTGAACCACTACCAGAGTAACCCATAAGACGAGCACCCATGTAGTACACAAGTGCTTTCTGAATAGCTGGGTCGCTAAACAATGAACCAAGTCCTTTACCAGCAAGTGACATAGCTTGATTAACAGTAGTAATTGATCCGTCAATAAACCTATCTAATACACTATCAGTTTCTTTTTTAATTGTATTTTTATCTAAAGAACCAAGCTGAGGTAGTAGTGTACTTGGGTCCATACCTTGAGCCATTTCCATAACAGATACAGCGTCTGGGTCTTTGTTAACTGCAGATTCTGCATCAATACTCTTACGCCAAGAAGACGCATCAGCAAGCTTAGATTCAAGAGCATCCCTTTGCTCTAATGCAGGTTTAAGTGCAGACCTAAGAGCATCAGGGTCAAAGCTTAAGTTCCTTGTGTGTGCGTCAATAATAGCTTGGTTGTTTGCCAACTCTGACTTAACATCGTTTTCCCATTCGGTAATAGATTGTTGTGGATCTGTAGAACCTTTAAGTTGAGACAACTCTAACTTAGCTTCGTTAAGTAACTTAGGTGCAGCGTTTATATCTGTTAGTAAGTTAACTCTGTCTTGAGCCTTAGTTAAAGCTTTTATACTTTCTTCATCAAAACCTGCTTGTTCCTCAGCAAGAGCATCTTTAGTTTCAGTTGAGTCATATACTGTAGGAAACAATGCCTCTTCTAATACCATAGCACCAAGACCCGGAATCGTTAATGCCCTAGGAATCTTAGTAGCTTTCCATGCAGCTTTACCAAACTTAGCCAGATTTTTATAATCAGTTGGTTTAACCTTGTTACCCATATCATCTACAGCAGCCTTTGGAAAAGTAGTCCTTGGGTTACCATTCTTATCTACAGAAGGTATAGTATTTTTTGGTTTAGCAGTGTTGTCTAAGTCTAATGCTTGTTGAGTTGGAACTGGTTGAACTGGTGGAACAGGTTTAGGTGCTAGGTTTGGTTTCCGACCCCTACCATCAAAGTTAAGCTTGCCCTGATTTGGATCAGGAACAGGCCTAGGTATGTTAGTGCCTGAAAATCTAGGCATACTCCTATCAACAGCCATTACTTACCTCCGAGTTCTTTCATACCCGTAAGCTGTGCAATAGCTGACTGAGGTGTGGCATTAGCGCCTTTACCACCAGCAGGAGCTTTAGAAGCTGGGTTTTGTGTAGGTGCTCCAATCATAGAGCCACTAGCAGTAGTAACAGGCTGTCCATTACTGGAAAGAACAGTACCTACTGGTGGTGCAGGGTTAACAGGGCCTGTGTAGTTAACAACTAGCCTTCCATTCTGATCATAATGATAACCTTGTCCACCCCTTTGAACTAAGTTAAGCTGACTTTGTTGCATCCTGCTTTGATCTTGAGCTATAGCAGCTGGCTCCCTTTCAGAAGCTTTAGCTGCTTGCTGCATCATAGATAACTGTTGTCCAGCTGCTGCTGCAATTAAACCCGGATCTACAGCCCCTTGTGTGTTCATCATGTTAAGCTGATTTTGTTGCATTCGAGCTTGCTCCATCATCATCTTTTGTTGATTAGATGCTGCAAGTAAACCCGGATCTACAGTTCCTTGTGGGATTACCGCAGGGAATGGGAATACACCACCATTAGCAACACTAGGTATGTCGTTGTCAATTGTAGGTACAGGTATGTTATAAAGCTGACTTTGCTGCATTCTATTTTGTGCTACTTGTTGCATTAGTGCAGGGTCTATAACAGTGTTGGGGCCTATGTATTCACCAACAGTATCTACAGGCTCTCTGCCTACAATTACACCGTACTTTGAGGTAGGTGCTGGTTGGTTCCGCAAGGGAGTGTCAACCCTACCACCTTCAGGTAGTGTTTGTGTTTCATTTCGTTTCTTTATGAAAGCTTTAACCTGTGCTTGTGTTGCCATTTCATTCTCCGCGTTAGGTACAGTAGTCCCTTGTTCGGGTACTGGAATATCTTGTGTTGTTTTTGGTGGTACTTTTTGTTCTGGAAATTTACGAGTAGCTAGCAAATTGTCCACAAATCCTTCTACAGAATCTGTAACTGAATCAAAAGTATCACTAAAGATGTTTGACTCTGGAACCTTATCAGGAGTAATTCCACTACCCATACCATTAAGCATTGCAGCGTCTTCTCTCTGATCATAGATTGACTTACTACGATCTTGCATCTTTTGTATAGTCTGGGGTTCTGCTGATCTTTTTAAAGCTGCAGCTCTCCAATCAAACCTTGGGATAAGACCTCTGTTTTTACCACTAATGCCCTTAGCTTTGTTGTATTCATTATGATTAATATGTTCAACAGCAGCCTTACGAAAGTCACCGTTGTTTACGTGATCAACCCATTTCTGAGAGGTAACCACTCCAGTGTCCTCATTGGTGTTAGTCAAGTCACCACGATAAGCAGAGTCAACAAGAGCAAGCTGAACCTGAGGGTGTAGTCTTGCGTATTTAGGTACACGACTCTTAGCCTCATTGGTCTTTTCTGTCATAGCCCTAAGTGGTGAGGGGTCAGCAACATACTCAGCTGTAAGGCCTACGCCTGTGGTTAAGATACCTGAGCCATCTAAATAGAAGTTTGGATTGTACCCTTCTTCACCAGAAAGATGAGCAAGTAGATCTTTGTATTCCGATGTAACATCAGTGTAAACTTCAGCTGTTTTTAAAACTGCATCGGTTCCTCTCACTGTACCACTTGGGTCTAAGATTGGAACTTTACCTGCAGCTTCCATAGTGTCAAGTGCT